CGTATTCAAGGAATTGAATGGTCTATTGAGGTTATTAAAACTATAACAAAAAAAATGTATGAAGGAGAAGAAGAATAATGCAACAAGTAAACATGGGAAAAGTTATTAAGAATGATGCTTGGCTTTCAAAAGAAGAACAAGCTAATCCAGATGTTCTACCAGAACTTCCAGGATTTCATGTTTTAGTAAGACCTGTTTCAATTAAACAAAAAACTAAAGGAGGTATTTTGTTACCAGACTCTACAAGAGATGATATGGCTTATCTTACAACAGTAGGAGAAGTTGTAGCATTAGGTGATTTAGCTTACAATGATAAAGATAAATTTCCTAAAGGAGCTTGGTGTAAGAAAGGTGATTATGTTTGTTATGGCAAACATGCAGGTCAAAAGATAAAGTATAAAGGTTTAAAGTTTATACTATTATTTGATGACCAAGTGATAATGAAGGTAGAAAGTCCTAAGACTTTAGACCCTACCTTTAATTTATCTAAACATAGTGTGTAATAGTACTTGCATACTTTAAAATAATATAGTATAATAATAAGTATAACGTAACTCGTATGTCTCGTTAGCAACGAAAAGGAATAAACAATGCAAGAAGAATCTTGGAATGAAGTTAAAACAGAAGAACCAGAAAAAGAAAAAGTAGAATATGAAGTAGAAAAAGAAGAACCTAAGAAAGTAGAACCTGAAGTAAAAAAAGAAGAGCCAAAAGAACTTCAAGGTATTGAAACTAAAGGTGCAGAAAAAAGAATAAGACAATTAGTTAAACAAAGAAAAGAAAAAGAAGAACAAGTATCTAATTTAATTAGACAAAATGAAGAGTTAAATTCTAGATTAAATAATACACAAAGAGAATTTACAAATATAAGTAAATTAAATTTAGATGCAACTGAAAATCAATTAAAAGATAAGTTAGAATTAGCAAGAGGTGCTTATCAAGCAGCACACGAAGAAGGTGATAGTTCTAAAATATTAAAGGCTCAAGAGTTTCTTAATGATGCACAGAATGATTTAAAATCAGTTGGTGCAACAAAGATGCAGTTTAGAGAACCAGAGGTTCAAGCACCACAACAACAAGTGCAACAACCTCATTATCAACCACAACCAACTCCAGACCCAAAGGCACAAAGTTGGGCAGAAAAAAATGATTGGTTTGGTGAAGATAAAATAAGAACTGCTGCTGCTCTAGCAATAGATGCAGATTTAAAAGAAGAAGGATTTAATCCTACTGATGATGATTATTATTCAGAAGTAGATAATAGATTAAAAGAAGCTTTTCCTCATAGATATAAAGAAAAAGCTGAAGAGGTTGAAGAAGTTCGTAAGCAGGAAACGTCACCTGCTCAAGTGGTTGCAGGAGGTACACGTAGCACTCCTAGTTCTAAGAATAAAGTTAAACTTTCAAAAGAAGATGTAAGATTAGCTAACAAATGGAATATACCCCTTGAACAGTATGCTCAAGAAAAACTTAAAGCAAATAGTGCTGATGGTGAGTATACAACAATAAATATGCAACGTGGAGGTAAATAATGACAACACGAATCAATACACGTAGTTCACAACTTAGAGAAAATAATACTAACGAAGAAATGACTTATCAGTTTGAAGAACAAGATAATTTATATATACCAGATGCAGTAAGAAATCGTTTCAATAGCGAAGGAATGACTCTTGGATGGTTAAGAATAACTCTTAAAGGTCAAGATGATTTTAAATATATTGGTAAAAAAATGCAAGAAGGTTGGCAATTTGTTGATATTAAAGAAGTACCTGAATTAGAACAAACATCACTCGTGAAGATGGATGGAAGATACTCTGGAGCAGTCACTCGTGGAGACATTGCGTTAGGTAAAATACCTACCAAGTTATTCCAAAGTAGAAGTGAGTTTTACAGAAATAAATCTGACCAATTAATGGATGCAGTTAATAGTCAATTAATGAGAGGAAATAATTCTAGTATGCCCATTTCTAATTCAAGTAAATCAACAGTAACAAAAGGTAGACAACCTACTTTTCAGAAGTAAATCTTTTGTTGCTTTTAATAACAATCAAAGGAGATTAGACTATGGCAACAAATAATGCCCCAAGAGGATTAGTCCTCGCTAAGAAAAATGGTGATGGTTCTAACTCTACTGGTATACGAACTATTGATTTGAATGGAGCAAGCCCTGCTGTGGCTTCTGCATTAATACCTTCAGATGTATTTACAGGAGACCCTGTGTTTATTGAATCAGCAGGTACAATAAAACCAAGCACTAATAATAATATTAAAGTTGCAGGTGTTTTTCAAGGAATACAGTTTGTTAATGCTAGTGGAGAACAAAAGTTTGCAAGAAGTTTTACAGGTGGAACTACAGCTACAGATGTAAAAGTTCACATTGCAAGTGACCCTGATCAAACATATTTTATTCAAATGGATGGACCAGTAACTGCTGCTGCAGGTTTAGGATTTGGTGTACTTAATACAAATATTGTAGTAGGTACAGGAAGTCATAAAACTGGACAAAGTGGCTATACAGGAGATGCAGATGCACCTGTTGTTACAGACCAACATTTAAGAGTTATACGTAGAGCACCTTGGGATACAGGTACTAGCTCATCAGTAGGTGAGACAGATACTTATCCTTGGTATGAAGTCAGAATTAATAATCATTTTGACAATTATACTACTTGTACTTTATCATCATCTTAATCATAAAAGGAGAATAAAATATGGCTATAAATAGAGCTGCGATAAGCAAAGAACTCCTTCCTGGATTAAATGCAGTATTTGGGATAGAGTATGGAGAAGTTAATAATGAGCATGAACCACTATATGAAGTAGAAAATTCAGATAGGTCTTTTGAAGAGGAAGTCCTCTTTACAGGATTTGGTACTGCTCCAACTAAAAATGAAGGAGCTGCTGTTGTTTATGATGACGCAGGTGAGAGTTATACATCTCGATATACAAACGAGACTATAGCTTTAGCATTTGCGATTACTGAAGAAGCAATGGAAGATAACCTTTATGATACTTTTGCAAAGTTAAGAGCAAAAGGATTAGCAAGAGCTATGGCTAATACTAAGCAAGTAAAGGCTGCAGAATTATACAACCAAGGTTTTGCTACAGCACAAGGAGATGGAGTAAGTTTATTTAATACTGCACATCCAACTGTTGGAGATGGCAACCAGAGTAATACAAGTACAGCAGCAGCGATTGCTGAAGGTACTTTAGAATCTGCTGTCATAGCAATACAAAAGTTTAAAGATGACAGAGGTATCTTAATTGGTTCTTCTGCTGTATCTATACACGTACCAGTAGACTTAATGTTTACTACTGATGTATTATTAAATACACCAGGTATTGTGGGTAGTGCAGACAATGACTTAAACTCTGTAAAGAATTTAGGAGTTTTCCCAAGTGGATACTTTACTAATAGAAGATTTACAGATGCTAATGCATGGTTTATAAAAACTGATGTTCCTAATGGTTCAAAGATGTTCAACAGAACACCTTTACAAACCAAGATGGAGCCTGACTTTGATACTGGTAACTTACGATTCAAGGCAAGAGAAAGATATTCTTTTGGTGTGTCTGATTGGAGAAGTTGGTTTGGTAATCAAGGTGCTTAACCATTAATAACTAGGGAGGGTATTAACGTACCCTTCCTAATTTAAGGAAACAACATGGCTACAAATATAAGAACAGTTAATAAAAGAGGTGGAGATGGAGTTATCATTGGCACCACAGGAAGAACTAGAATATTAGGAGTTCATTCCTATTCTACTATAGCAGGAGTAATTGCTATTGGAGATAAAACAGGAGCAGTAATAACTTATGAAGTCCCTGCAAGTGCAGAATCAGATATGTACTTTGGAGAAATGGGTGTACTTTGTAGTGCAACAGTTACTATTTCTACACCAAATGCAGGCAGTGTAACTTTAATAACAGGATAACTAAATGCCATCCTATTCTTTTTTAAAGACTGATATAATAAATACAATAGAAAATGATTCAACAGAGTTTGAAAATCAAATACCTTTTCTAATAGAAAAAGCTGAAGGTAGATTAATTAAAGAACTGGATGACCCAGGTCTAGATAATTATTCTACTTTTTCATTTACAGCTTCTGACCCAGTAGTTAGTTTACCTGCTGATGCGTTAGTAGTACGTAATGTAAACTATACAACAAGTGTTTCAACAGCAGCAATTCCTGCTAATTCAAAAGTAAATTTATTACAAAGAACCTATGAGTATGCAATAGATTATTTTCCTTATGCTAGTGCATCAACAGGAACACCTAGATATTATTCAAGAAAAACAAATACACAAATTTATATTGTACCAACACCTGCATCTGCAGTATCAGGTGAAATACAATACACACGTAGACCTTTAGCATTAGCTAGTGCTACAGGTACAAGTGTTACTACTTCTAATTACTTTAGTGAGTTTTGCTATAATGCATTATTTGCTGCTTGTATGGTAGAAGCAAATTATTTTATAAAAGATTTACAAATGGTTACTACATGGGAAGCTAAGTATAAAAACTCAATAGATGCTCTACGTAATCAAGCTAGAAGAATGAGACAAGATGATATGCAAACAGCAGCAAGTCCTACAGGAGGACCTAACCCAGTAATACAAGGAGCTAACTAATGACTATTAATAGAGTAAATGTAGTACAACAAATAACAAAAGTAAATAATAAAAAGAAAAATAAAAAAAAGAAAGGGAAAAAGAAATGCAAATAAAAACTAGCACTTTAATAGTAGGAGCAAATGCAAGAACTATTAATCAATCTACTGGTCATGATATAAGTAGTAAACCTACTGGACAAGGTTATGGTGCAGCTAGAAAAGGACCTGGAGTTAGAGGACCTATAGAAGCTCAAGTAAAAGAAGAACCTATAAAGTATACATCACAAAAGTAATGCCTAAAGAAAAGAAAAAGAAAAGGAAAATTAAAGGCAAAGGCATGAAAGGCATGACCATTGGTAAGGGAGATAAACGACCCACCAAACAAGGAGCAGGTCTTTCAGCAAAAGGTGTAGCAAAATATAGAAGAAATAATCCTGGTAGTAAATTAAAAACAGCAGTAACTGAAAGTAAACCTACAGGTAGTAGAGCTAAAAGAAGAAAGAGTTATTGTGCTAGGTCTGCAGGACAAATGAAGAAGTTTCCTAAAGCAGCTAAGAATCCTAATTCAAGATTAAGACAAGCAAGAAAAAGATGGAGGTGCTAACTGTCATATTTAATAAGTAATATTCCCCATTTTAAATGTTGGGTAAGAAAAGAATTTACACACAATCATTTAAAATATCATGGTGAATTTTTACATGGAATAGCATTTGCAGTTAATACAATACCAGATAGATGTTTATCTTTTCAAGTAATGTTTACTGGTA